ACGCGTTACAGGTGCTGCGCACGCTGCCGGACGCGAGCGTTGATGCGGTCATCACCGATCCACCGTATTGCTCAGGTGGCCAGACGATGGCCGCGCGCGCTAAGCCGACGGGCGAGAAGTACGTCAACAGCGATGCGAAGAGCAAGCTTCCCGATTTCGAGGGGGATTTTCGCGATCAGCGTGGATTTCTTGCTTGGGCGAGCCAATGGCTCGCCGAGTGCCATCGTCTCACTCGCCCCGGCGGTCATCTACTGACGTTCATTGATTGGCGCATGCTGCCGACGATGACCGATGCCGTGCAGGTGGCTGGCTGGGTATGGCAGGGCATTGTGGTGTGGGATAAGACCAATGGATGTCGTCCGCAGCGCGGGCGTTTTCGTAGTCAGTCGGAATACATCGTGTGGGCGAGCCGTGGGCCGCTCGATACGCAGGCTCACCCGGTGGTGCTACCGGGGGTGTTCTCCGTACACCCCCAGCGGGGCGGCAAGCGACATCAGGTGGGAAAGCCCCAGGCGTTGATGGATCAGTTGATGGCGATCGTCCCTCCGGCGAGCACCGTGCTTGATCCCTTTATGGGGAGCGGTACGACTGGGATAGCCGCCGCCCGGTCAGGCCACACGTTTATCGGTATCGAAATGTCAGAAGGCTATTTCAAGGTAGCTAAGCAGCGTCTTGAGTTGCTCTAAACAGTTCTTTCCGAATTCCTTCAAGGCCGAGCATCATCGATGCTCGGTTACGTATACGATGGATATGCAAATAAGACCTGAGATAAGGGGATGTCATGAGCGCGACGGATACAGCCGGCAGGCTCCATGGAGCTATCAGACAACACGAAATGATGCTAGAGCGTGTGTGGATGTATCGCTTGAATGATCGACTCACCAACATTCAAGCGAACTCGCCGCAACGTTATCTTCCGCATGTCCTGCAAGCTTTTCTGGTGGAGAGCGAGGATAGGGTGGGCGATATCAAAAAAATGTTGCTGTTGTACTTGCCTGAAGTTGCCGACGCACAAGGCGACGAGATCCTCCATGTCGTGAACGATATCCTCGCTCACAAGGTGCAGGACATTTACTACGACATGCGCAACAGGGTGCAAGACTATTGCAGGGATAGGGCACTAAATGTCGATACCAAGCCGTGGCTTGGAGAAATCGACGCAAAGCGCGAGTCCGCATCTGTTTGGAGCGTTTTTGAAATGCGGGAGACTGTGCTCCGGTGGTTGAAAGATAGGGAGGTACTGACTGCAACTCTGCAATCAGCAAAAGCTAGTGCAGAGGCAGCTGAGGCAGAAAAGCGATCGGCTGATGCAAGTGTTTTGGCTGCAAAGGCAGCGAAAACTACGGCAGAATGGACAAGATGGGCCGTTATCGCAACCGCTATTGCGGCCATTGGTACGGCCGTTTCAGCTTACTACACGATGGTAAGCGCGCAGGCGAGCCGAGCACAGACGGAGCATCTCGTTGCTCCAAAGCCGCTACATCAAGTGCCAACCTCGGCCGTGGTAAAAACGTTGGAAGTTTCTCTACCTGCTCAAGCGACTCAACAGCAAGTCTCGCACCAACTCACGGTCCCCGCTGGAAAAGCCAAGTAGCACGCGTTTCGCGTACCGAACACGCGGGCCGTTAGCCGTGACGTGATCTGTGAGCCCGTATTGATGCACGCGCGCAATGCGAGCGGCTCTGCCCATGAGCGCCACTTCCGCTGCATCGGCCGTGGCATGGGTCTTGAGATATTTGGCCGTCCGCAGTTTCGCAAACATCTTGCCGCGCTTGATGCGCCCGGCCTTGTTGCGCAGCTTGTGCGCTTTGCGCGGCACATAGGGCGTGCCATCTGGATTGCGCTGATCGGCAATCCGCTGTTGCTGGCTTCGCCGCAAGGCGATCGCCACTGACTGCGCGATGCGGCGACGCGCTGTAGGGCCGATGGCCAGCAGCAACCCATCCACCCAATCTTCCAGCAGCGTCAGATCCGCATCGCTCATGCCGGCTGACCCCATTCCGCGATCAGCGTGTCACGCACAAACAGCCGCCAATGCTTGGCCGTTAGTCGTGGTTCGGGCAGCGGTTCGTCGACATGCACAATATCCAGGCGACCACCATCGCCCTCGGCCACAATCACGCGCTCGGTCAACTTGAGCGTGAGGCTGAGATCGCACGCATCGTGGCTGATGATGTCCGCTTCAAAGGTAATGCCATCCGGCCGCATGTCGACGTTGTCGAGCAGCTCCGGCTGGTTGTCGCGCACCCACATCAGGAGCGGCACCATCACCGTATCCGGATCGCCGGCATAGTCGGTCAGGATCACGTTGAGCGTGTAGCTGTATTCGAACGAAAGCCCTGGCACGTAGGTGGCGATCACCGAGCCTTTGTCGACGAACACCAGCAGGCTCTCCGGGTTGCGCGCGAGATCCGGCAACGCTGTCGTCAACGCCTGGCGCAAGCTGACCGGCTTCTTCATGGCGTGGCCTGGTTCGCGCGCACCCACGCCTGCAGCGCCTTCAATTGCTCGGTGGCCGCGTGGCAGGTGGCGTAGTTGTCGACGAGGATGCCGGCGACGGTAGAGAGTGCAAGGCCGCTGGGCTGCGCATCAGCAGCGCCGGCGGGACCGGGCAGGTCATTCGCGGCCGCGGCGTCGTGCACGCGCACAAAGCCGACAGGCACAGAGCAAGCAGCATCCGCTTGGGCGGTGACATAGACGGGTATCTCCTTGGTGAGCGTGGCGCCGCGCTCGTGCACGACGCGCACGCGGTCGACGTAGCGCGTCACGATGCGCTCGCTTGCCTTGGCGGCGGCGAGCTGCCCAGCCAGGTCGCGCTGTACCGCTGTCGCGGCATCGGCGCGCGACTGGGCAAGCGTGATACGTTGCTGCGTGACGACGTGATAGAGCCACAGCGCGCCGAGCAGGGCAGCGCCGAACAGCATCTGGCGCAGCAGCGTCATGCCACCTCCGAAACGGACGGACGTGCAGCGGCATGGCGTGCATACGCCTTGGCGAGCTTCACGTCGTAGAGGTTGTCGGCATACGCCGGACCGTTGTAGATCCGCGCGAACGCGGCCCACTTGCGACTGCGCAGCGCTTTCAACAGATCCGCATCGAGTTGCACGAATCGCACGAACGCCTGCAGTTGTTCGGCTTCGCCGTTGGCGAAGGCCGCCGCCATCTGCGTGGCGTTGGTGTATCCGAGGGCCTTGGCATGGTGGCCCATGATCTGAAAGCGACCCCAACTGCAGGCCTCCATGGCGGGCTCCTGCGCGATGGCCGCGGCTTGCGCCAGACGTGCGTATTCCGCGACACCGCCGACATAGCCACCACGTGCTTGGCTCAAAATCGACATCGGTGCATTCACGCTGGCCGGATCGATGCCGTGTGCCTGCAACTGCCGCCAAAACACGTGCCGCTCGAACAGGATCACGACTCGCCCGTCGGGAAGGTAACCGGCACGCGGGCTTTCCACTTCCACCACCGCATTGATCGCCGCGCCCTCGCAACCGAGTTCTGCGGCCGCGCGCTCGATATCCGCTTGCGTCAGCGCGCGTGGATCGACGGTGCCGAGCAAGGCGTTCTGTGTGCGCGGGCCGGCGATGCCATCTTCCACCAAGTGGCGGCTGTGCTGGAACGCGCGCACCGCGGCTTCCGTAGTCGGGCCATACCAGCCATCGACAGCAACCGACTGGTCCGCACGGTTCAACCGCTGTTGCAGCACGGTCACGTCCGCGCCGTGATCCCCAGCGCGCAAGGTATTAATCGTCATGATTCGTCCGAAGGATGGCCGCGACATTGCCTTGCGCGGTGAGGCTCAGCACACAGAGCATCAGGGAAACACCCAGATCGCCGAGATGGATCGGCGTGTTCGCGTAGAGGCCGAGCAGCACACCCAGTGCCGTGCTCCCGGTGCTGACGATCAGCACCCAGGCGCAGATACTCACTGCGGGGCGATAGCGCGCACCGGCGCGGCGATAGAGGAGCAGACGCGCGCACGTGATGGCATTCGTGATGAAGAGCAGCACGGCAAAGAGGTGTTCCATCAGGAGCCTCCCCGACGCAGCCAGGTGGTGAGGTCGATGGTCTTGATCCGCTCCAGCACCTGCACGGTGACGGCAATGGCGAATGCGGCCGCCAGAAACGCGGCCACACCCGTGGCTTGCACACCGATGCGTGTCGCCACTTCCGGTGCCGCGAGGTAACCCACAATCCAACTGATGAGCAGGTAGATGCCACGCGAAGTCATCGACACATCGCGCGCATGCAGCGCAACCAATGCCGCACCCGCAAAGGCCCCGACGATGGCGTTGCCATCGATGCCGGGCACCAGGGTGGCCAGGCCCACGCCGGTGGCGGCGAAGGCGAACGTGGTGGTGGTCGTGGGTTCGGCCATCGCTATCTCTCAGGTCCAGAGCTGTACCAGCGCCGTCACGGACTGCGCGGTTTGAGCGGTGTCGGGGAGGTGGACCGGATAGCCCTGGGGCAACACCGGACCGAGATCGGCAAGGCCGGGATTGGCGGCGAGCACTGCTTCGGTCACGCTGGCGGTGCGCCCCAGCACGCGCTGACACAGCGCATCGAGCGTTTCGCCCTGCAGTGCGCGCACGATCATCAGAGCAGCTCCACCGTGGCGCGCGGACGCCCCAGGATGTCGCGAATCGCATAGCGGGCTTGCCGACGGTAATCATCGACAGAGAGTTCCATTGCTTCGGCGCGACGTTGCCCGGCATCGGTGCTATCGAAGTCGCGATACCGTTCGATCAGCTCCGCTTTCGCGGTGGCGTACACGGCACGCTGATACAGCAGCACAAGACGTGACGTATCGCCGATCACCTTGCTAGGCACATCGGCGAGGGACGCACGGCCCAGCGCTTCCTGCTGCTGTTGCCACGCATCCAGTTCGTCCTCGACGGCCGACATCGCGAGCGCGAGGCATTCGGTCAAGCGTGCATCGGTGACGGTGCCGTCCAGACGCAGCACCGCGCGTACCTCGGCGAGGACGATCGGCGGATACCACACCCCCGAACGGATGGCGTATTGATCGGTGGTGGGGGCGGTGGCAACAAAGCCGGACATCAGGATCTCTTCGATAAGGTGCGGCGGTGGTCGGTGGGCTATCCGAATGGGAGAGAGGTCATCGGACGCCCACCGAGCCGCCGCGGCGCTCGGGGCGAGCTCAGGGCGCGGAGGCCAACTGCTTTTGCAGCTTGCCGATCTCGGTCTTGATGCCGAGTCGCGGGTTCAGGCGCAGCGCGTGCTGCAGGTGATCGAGGGCTTGCGCAGGACTGGTGTCACGCAGCGCCAGGCCAATAGCCTTATGGAGCTTGGCGCGGACCTCGTCGGGCATGTCGCGTTCCGCGGTCAGTTGGCCGACGCGCAAGAGCTGGTCGACGGTGACCGTGGCGCCCGGCTTCTCACACTGGTCGGCGATTTCCTCGACCACCAGCGTGGCGACGTCGCGCTGGTAGTGTTCGGGCAGCTTCAGGTCGTGCTTCAGGAGATGCGCGGCCATGTCGAGCGCGCTGTCCAGCGCACCGGTGTCGATGTGCCACACCATCAGCGTGGCGAAGACATCGTCCTGCACCGGCTGATCGGCGTCGAGCACACCCGCGATCCACGCGGCGTATTCCGGCAGGCGCTGGCGTTTGACCGCGATCTTCTGCTGGATCGACTGGATGCTTTTCAGCACCCGCTTGTCTTCGGCGAGCTTGGCCAGCATCAGGTCGTAGGCGCTCCCGGTGAGCTGCGGCGAACCGGTGCGGGCAGCCAGGCTCATGGCCTGGGCCGCCAACACACGCTCCCGATGACGCATGGCGGGGCTGGTCATCGTGGTCGTCCTCAGTGCTTCAACTCGATGTTTTCGAACAGCGCCACGGTGCCGTAGTGCTCGACCACGTAGGCATCATTGGAGGATTCGTAGTTTTCGATCTGGTCACGCTCCGGCCGGTCGCGCAGCAAACGGCGGCGTGCGCCTTCCTGCCAGTAAATGGAGAGGTTGCTGAGCGGCGTCACCAGCACGGCGTTATCGGGGAAGCCCGGCACGCGGATGGCCGGCAAACCCCCCATCGCTTCGCGGCTGATCAGGATGTCGCTGGCCAATTCGTCCGTCGCACGCTGATCGCGATTGAGCTTGGCGAACATCTTGTCGTGCAGCAGTTTGCGACCGCAGATGGCGACAAGATCTGTGGCATCACGATACGGCTCTTCCAGAAGCATCACCGCGTCGTACACCAGCGCGTCAATGTTGGCGTAGTCGCAGCCGGCGACGGTACCGACTTGGATCTTGCCCTCGGTCGCGCCTTCCTTCATCCAGTGGCTGGGCGCGTCGTTGCGGATGTGCTGCAACCAGCCGATGTTCACGTCTTGCAGCAGCGGATTGGCGGCGCGGTCCGTGTCGGCCGCCACCTTTATGCCGTTGAAGCCGATCAGGATGCGATCCAGCGCCTGGCGTTTGATGATTGCGTCGCGCAGGCGCGTCTGAAAATCCGGAAACTTCGCCCACGCATCGATCTGCTGGTACTTGATCAACGTATCGAAGTCGGTTTTCTCGCAGCGATAACCCTGGTTCTTGAGATCGCTGACATCGCGCGGCATGCGGTCCTTGGTGCGCGTGTCGGTGCGGCCCGCGATAGTGCCGGTGACACCCAGCATCACTTTCTCGCCTTCCAGTTCCTGCACGCCGATGATGTTGATCTTGCTTAAGAACTCGCTGCTGGCCTGCAGCTGGTTTTCCAGCGTCTGCTGGACGGTCGGGGTCACGCTGAATTTGCTCGCGGCGCTGTCCACGCCATTGAGCTGGGCCACGCGATCCGCGTAGGCGTTGAAGAGGCGGCGGGTATCGTTACGCATGAAGGCTCCAGGACGGGCAGGCGAGAATCGGAAAGGGAAAGCGCGTGCGGCTCAGCAGTCGGTTTGCAGGGTGCCTTTGCCGCCGGTGGCGGGCGGGCGTGGCGTGAAGGCCGGCGCCGCTTCGAGTTCGGCGCGCAACGTGGCGAAGGCCGTCGCGGTGTCCTTGCCGGCGTGCTCGATGGCATCCAGGCGGCGCGTCAAGGCATTGAGCTGATCGGCGAACTGTTGCGTCGTCGTGGACGAGTGCGCCGCCAGTTGTTCCAACGCCTCGGTCAGACCGTTCAACGCATCGCCCAGCTCGGCGAATTGCGCGTCCTGCACCTTGGCTTTGCCAGTGAGCTTGGCCAAGCGTTCCTTGATCGCCGCGAACAAGGTCGTGGTGGTGTTATCCGGCGATTCTTCTTCCCACTCGATCTCGATCGCTTCGGCCGCGGTGAAAAGGTTGTCGGGGGATTGCTTGCGGCTCGCGAGCGGATTGGCGGAGGCCTGCGCCGCGAAGGTGAGCATGTCGGTACCGAGGCTTGCCGGGCTGTCGGTCACGCCGAGACCTACCAGGTACGCACGGCCGGTGCTGGCGAATTTCGGATTGACCTCGATGCTGCTGTAAATCTTCTGCTTGGCTTTGGTCATGCTGACCAGATCGGCCGTGGGTTCGATCTGTGCAAACAAGGCCAGCTTGCCCTTGAGATCACCGTCGGTGATTTCCTCGGCCTTCACCGCCGTGACATCGCCGTACGCCTTGAACGGACCGTCCGGCATCAGGCCGCGGATGTGCTCGAGGAAGATGCGCGCGCCATAGGTTTGCGGGTTGTAGGTCGCGGCGATATCGCTGATCCAGCTGCGTTCCATCGTGCGGCCGTCGGTGGTCGCGCCTTCAACGGCAACGCGGAAGAACTTGCTCTTGGCCATGGCGACAACCTCGGGGCGTGATGTGGTGAAAAGGACGAGGCCATCCTCGACACCGCACGTCACACGAGCAACGCGATAGCGCGGTACCAGCGAACTGGTAC